CATGTTTAATTTGTCGAGTTGTGTTGAGCCGACATCTTGTGCCACACAAAAACATCGGCTACTTTATACCATTAATTATGGCATAGTACAGCCGATGATGAAATCCGGTATTTTATTTTGCGCTTACGTTAATTCGTTATCAGAAGCAGTTATACTCCCTAATTGCCCATACCAATAAGTAGTCGCACCATTAGCAAAATTCCCATTTTTCACTAACTGATTCATTGCTACAGTTTTACCGCCAATCTGCTCAATTCCTGCATACGGCATAGCACCACTGGGTACTGTTTTGGTGTAGGCGGATGTGAAATCGGTTTGATAATCGTACAGATTGCCTTGCAAGAGTTTTTCAATATTCCCAATACGCTTACTGTTGGCACTCACACCGCCTGTGTTTTGGTCAATCTGCACCAAGTGTGTTGCCATATCGTCAGCCGTGTCCTGTGCATCGTCTGCACTCTGCTGTGCGGCATTGGCATAGTTCTGTGCGTTCGTGGCGGCTGTCTCTGCACGCCCTACCGCTTCAGAGGACGATACCGCTACCCACTGTGTACCGCTCCACCGATACGATACGCCTGTGGTGGTCAAGAGATACGTCTTGTTCATCTGCCCACTCGCTGGCAAGGACGGAACAGGCACTACCTCGTCTTTTGCAAGGTCATAAAGAAATTCAAGGTCATTGGCAACGTAATCAATCCATCCGTCATTGGTTGCGTTGGCGAGTGCCGTATTCTTACCAAATGCACCCTGTTGGATGATGTTATCGTTGGCATCCCTGATTTCGGGTTTCTGATAGGTTGTTTTAATCATGGATGTGTACCACCTTTCCATCTATCAGCCGTAGATTTTCAATGTCACTGTATATTTCGTCACACCACACGGAAACAACGCCGTCCATTGGTGCTATTGTTCCTGTTGACGATGATTCGCAAACACCATTTCTAAATTGATAGTACATATATCCTCCTATTTTATGCCGATTACACGGTATGCCACAGTACCCGTAAACCATTGATAATTCATGCCACCTTCGCCAGCATCGCTCCCCATACGATATTCACATGTTACTTTTCTATTTGAGTCAATATTCCATGAAAATTTATCAAGTATGTCAAAGATAGGATGGCTAAACGGCAGTGGATAAGCCGCCCACAAACACTGCGATTCTGTATATCCGCTCGGCAAAGGAATCTGACCGCCATCGCCACTTACAGTGCCACTTATAATCGTTGTCGACTTTACCCTGAATCCTGCATTTGTAATCATATCGGCATTGATTGTACCGCTCGTTAAGGTAGCACCTACGATATTGCCGTTCGCATCAACACTAAAGGAATCGTCGGAATTACGGATTGTTGCACCCACCAATTCCGTGCCTGTTATCGTACCGCCCTCTAACGTGCCGACATTGGCAGTGATGGCAGATAAGCTATCCACGTTGATTTTTGCCGCAGTTACCGCTCCTGCCGCTATCTTGCTTGCGTTAATGGCATTACTTGCTATGGCATTTCTCGTTATGACGTTATTGCCGATAATGGTATCGCCATCAATGTTTATCAGTGAGCCTTTGATGTAAAATCCTGTGTGGTCTTGTTGAAAATAGCTTGTTACATCATCCTGCGTAACCTTACTTGCAATACCATCCTGCATTACCTGTATAGCCGTATAGCTTCGTGCTTTTGTACTGTCATTAAGGTTATCTTCAATATCAGCCACGTCATCAGCCACAGTGCTAACATCAGCCACAACGGCACTGATACCGCTTGCGTTTTGGTTAATCCGTGTAAGCAATGTAGAGGTTGTTTTGCCAGCCAACTGACTTTCGGTTGTGGTAACCCTGCTTGCCACGGATGTGATACCACTCGCATTTTGCTGAATAGCCGTCCGCAATGCCGATGTGGTAGTGCCAGCAAGCTGACTTTCCGTAGCCGTCACCCTTGTGGCAACAGAGGTGATATCCGTTGCATTTTGTTGGATTGCCGTTTTCAACCCTGATGTAGTTTTGCCACCCAACTGATTTTCCGTGGTGGTCACCCTACTCGCCAGCGATGTGATTCTACTTGCGTTCTGCGATATGTTCGTGGTATTGGTGTCTATCAGTGACTTCAAACCGCTTGCCGACGTTCCTGCATTGATAGCGTCCTGTGCCGTTTTGTTATTGGTTACTGTGGTGCTGATTCCGTCAGCCTTTAAGTCAACAGCCGCTATTTCGTCAGACAGCGCACTCACACCAGCATAATCCAATATCCCTGTTGTACTGTTAAGTTTTGTCACAATGGCAGACACACCATTAGCCGTCTGTGTGATATTACTTGCGTTAGTCTCTATCAGTGTTTTCAGACCGCTTGAAGATGTGCCAGCGTTAATGGCATCCTGTGCCGTCTTATTGCTTGAAACTGTGCTGGCGATGGAATCTGCCCTCTGTGACAGGGAACTGATGGACGCATAAGTGTTGCCGCTTGCAGACGCATTAAGGTTGCTCACCACAGTTTCGATGCTTCTGCTGTTTTGCTGGATTTGCGATTTCATGGTCGCAATATCTGGAGCGATGCCCTCGTCCGTCATTTCGTAAATTTCTTCGACTTGCGTTTCCAACCCTGTGACAGATTGTTTTAATTGAACAATAGCGGCATACTGACCTGTTGCATCAGGAGCAGAACCCAGCTTTGTTGTGATAGCCGTGATGCTATCAGCGTTCTGCGTTATCTGTGATGCCACACTGCTGTTAATGCCGTCCTGTGTGGTTTTGTTGTTTGCCACTGTGGTAGCAAGGCTGGTAGCGTTCTGTTGTATCGTGCTGATACTGCTTGACGTGGAACTGTTCCATGCGTCCTGCGTGGTTTTATTGCTTGCCACTGTTGCCGCAATACCATCTGCCCTTACTTGCAAGGCGGCAATATCATCTTCCGTATCATCCGTCCTGCTTGCCAATGCGGTAATATCGCTTTCGTTCTGTTGTATATCCGTGGTGTTGGCGGTGATTCTTCCGCTTAACGTATTGTAATTTGTGGTTGCGTCAGAAATGATATTATCGGTTATGGTTTTGAGTCCTGCGATGCTGTTATAACTGCTCTGTGCAGGATTCTTGTTGAGTTCCGTTATAATGCCATTTGCCGTGGATTCCACGCTGGCAAGGTCGGTGCTGATGTCGGCAATATCCCTGTCGATACTTGTAATATCATCATTTATATTGGTAATATCACCATTGATGCTCGTTATATCGCTCTTGATGCCGACAATATCCTGTGCGCTCTGTACCGCATCGTCAACAGCGTTCTGTATACTCATTTCCAGCTTGGCTTTTGTGACCGCTTGCTGTTCCAACAGCGAACTATCAACAGTGGCTTTAACTGTCACTCGGCTGACAGCACTCTTTGCGCCCTCGCCAAAGATATCGGTATAGGCAACCTGCACGTCATAGATGCCAGCGTCACAGGTGTAGGTATATACGTTATTTACTGTGTGGACGCTCACCAGCGATGTGCCATCAATATAGATGTTCATTCCGTTGCATCCGCTCGGTATCGCACCAGCCACCAATGAGAACCCACCCAACTTTGCCGTCAACGTAGGTGCTGTCGGTGTGGGCGGTACGGCTTTGCTATATTCCAATACGGCAGGATAACTGTAATGTCCACTTGCGGAATAAGCATACAGATATATAGTGCCTGTCCTGTTTGTCAGCGGTAACGTGGCGGTCAGCCCTGTCACCCGTGCCAGCAGATTGGCACTTTCCACTCCAGCCTGTTGGTCAAGCCGTAACTCATAGAACGCAATGTCTGTGTTGGTAACCTCGTTCCAGCTTGCCACGGCACTCTCACCGAATGCGATGCCCAAGCCGTCAGGAGTGTTCGGCACTTCCGTTTTGAGTGCCACCAATATATCCACCTGTGGCGATGCATCAGGCGATGTTTCCACGCCCCATATATCCACTGTGGTGACGGCTATGCGGTAAGTATCTCCAACTACAGCCTGTGGGATAATCACATTATCTTTACCGCTTCCACCGAACGTCCACGCTTCCTCAAAGCCTACTTGGTTGACAGCCACCCCCTGCATCGACAGGCTGGGTATCTGTCCGTGGTTAGTTTTATACCATACACGCCCCTCAAGGTACGATTCCAGCGTAGGTGTTTCCCATGCTACCGCAATATCGTATCTCGGCACTCCGTCCTGTATCTGCCGATATCGGTTTCGTGCTGTGACATTCCTGACAGGCGGTACATAGTATGCCCGAAGCGTGTATTGGTACGGCTGGACATCTGCCAGCGATTGCTCCATCGCTCCAAAAATGTTATAGGAGCAAAATTTTAGGTACAGTTTTTTGCCGATGTCCTCTTTTGCAAACGGAGCCCGGAGCAGTGTTTCATCGCAGCGCACTACCGTACTCCCGGAACTGTGGGCCGCTGCCGTGGTGTTATACTGTCCCCGGATCAGGCCGTTCAGTCGGTAATGGCCATTCGGCAACAGGGTCGCCGTCTGATAACTCATGCATTCCCCGTCTACCCATAACAGAGTATTGCCCCGTTGAGCATCCTGTTCCGTTCCGGAAAGCATCGTCCCATCGATGGCCACCTCCATGCTGGTAGCGGTAGCGGATATATTCGACACCAGCGGACCAAACCTTGCATTGTTGGTGATTTGGCCCAGTGTCCGGTAGTGCTCGTTGTCGTCGGAAACATATACGGTGCACCCGCCCCAGTTTTCCGGGGTAACGCCCTTCGCGCCAATCCACACTTCCAACCCACTGGACGTTAGGTCTGCAGGCGGCTGGAAAATCACGGGGACGTCCGTGTTCCCCGGGTCACGGTTAAAGTCAATATCCGGCCGGTCAATCTCATGCACGTCATATTCTGCTGTTCCATAGTCCTCTTGGAACCAGGAAATGGCCGTCACATCCAACAGCCCGTCCGCGCCCTCTTGGATGTCCTTGATCATAACGACCTGGTTGATAATGCCGGATGCTTCGTCAGTGATCCGTACCAGGTCGCCCGGTTCCAACCGGCAAAATGCCCAGCCCAGGCGAAATTTGTACTGGTTTTTCCCGACCTTGCTGCGCCGGGCGGCATTCTCTGCCACCATGACCGCGCGCTCTTTAGTATAGATGTATCCGGCCTGGATCGTCGGGGCCTGAACCACGCCACGTTCTGCAATATCCGATGCGTCCTCATAGGTGACGCTTTCTTTTTCATAGTCGTTGGCCCGGTTACAAAACTCCACGGTGAACCGGTTATACTGTTCTGTGGAGTCCTTCCGGGACCAGCTGACGCAGGTTCCGTTCTGCGGCATAAAATCATCCACTGTCAGGTCGTACCGGATGGTTTTATCCGGAGACCACCCGCCTACCGGCCTGTCTGCCAACGGAACGATTTTATAAGAGTCGTTGCTCCAGAAAACATAGGCGCCACACAGTTCGGCAATGTTGTTGATAATCTCGCGGGCTGTCTGTGCATTGGTAGCATCCATGGGAGTGGAAATCAAAAAGTCTGCGTTCGCACAATAGCTGCGGAAATTTTCCGCGCCCTGGAAAACCGCGTTCCCCTGCCCGACCTTCCCCAGCACATACTGGATGTAATCCATCGGGTTGACGTCGGTTCCGTCCCCGGTAGACAGCAGCTGCCCCGCAACCTCGAAATTATAGTTCTGCATGGACGCGCTGTCGCCCAGGTCAATGACCCCTGCCATATAGGCCAGGTTGGTATACGGAAGCGCCTTTTCCGGATGCTTGCCGACTACATACGCCCAGGGCTGCTGGTCCGCAGTGCCGTAGAACAATGTCAGAGGGACCTTATCGTTCGGGTAGGTATAGATTTCCTTCCCGACCCACATCCGGCGGATGCCGGCAATGGGTCCTTCGCACAGCCCTAAGATACAGGCGACCGTGTATGTGTATGTGATGGAAACGCTCTTGCTTTTTCCGCCGCCTTTACCGGTCCGCTGTTCTTCCCGGTGCTCATGGGCAGTAAAATCGTCATAGTAAATCACGTTACCACTGATGCGTGTGGTGCCCAGCACTTCCATGACCGGGGATCCATATTCGGCCGTGGATACCGTAAAGTTACTGATCTTGTCCGCCCGGGTAACAGTTGTCCGCCCCCGTCCAAAAAATCCCATTATTCATCACCCCTGTACCGGTATATCCCACGCAGCCGGCTATGGCCTTTTGCGTCCAAAAACATAACATCATTGATATCTGTCAGGATCACGCCCTGGTCAATCACGGAATGGCACACCATCCCATTACCGATATAAACCGCCGCGTGGCTGACGCAGCGCCCGTACTGATACATCAGAAAATCACCGGGGCGCATATCATCCACCTTATCGCAGTGTTCCTGCACATAAAACAAAAACCACTCTTCAGAGTGGTGTAAATGCCATTCATTTGAATATGGCTTAATCTTTATATCGTCTTTTTTTATTGTTCCGGAATCCTCCAGCGCTGCAATCAACAGCATCCCGCAGTCCACGCCGACGCCTTTGACCCGGGCGCCATTGATGTGCCGGGTACCCAGCCAGGTCTTGGACGCTTCCGCTATCTTTTTCCCCTGTTCCTCTGTGATCACAGCAGCACTTCCTTCCTTGGCACGAACGGTGCGATCAGGCAGGTGTCGTTGGTCGTTCCGGTAGAAATCACCTTTCCGGAAGTCGTTGTATAGCTTCCCTGCGGATAGTATTTCCGCCGTGGAAACTCCTGCGACAGTCCCTGCGTCTTGCTTTTTACCGTCAAATCCAGTTTAATTCCGCCGCTGGACTTTATCTCCACGTCGCCACCAAACAACGATATGGCGCCGACAACTGTAGCCGTCGGCAGGTCGGTGTTCTGCGTAAAGAATGCCCGCTTCAGGTACAGCTTTGCACCGTCCAGCACACCGGAGTGTGCCGCTGCTAATACTGGCGTGCTCTCAATCAGATCTGCGGAATGTTCGCCATCTGCGTAGATGGTAACAGCCAGCGTATCGACCGCCACTTGATTCTGCAGTTTAATCTGCTGGCGTTTTACCAACAGTGCCTTATGGTTATACACATTGCCGTCCCACACGACGTCACAGTCAGTGTTGGCATAGCGGTATATGTTGCCGTTCGCCAGCACCAACTCGAACAGGTCACAGCTGGTGAAGTTCTTTTCCGTGTTCAGATGTATTGCCAATGCATTCGATACTGTCTTCATGGTTATCTCCAGCTTTCAAACTTCAGCGTCCCGGTCTGCTTAAAATCAGTAATTACATGGTTCATGGAAATGCCGTCCGCTGGCAGGTGCACATGCCAGTAATACCGGTAGTCCGCCGTCACAACAGACCCAGAGGCTGGTGCTTCATCAAACACAACTGCGCCACCGACGACCGTATAGTCGTTTGGACTCTGTTCCACGCCATCCACATAGACCATGAGCTGGTCAACGTAATCCACAGCCTCCACATAGTTACCCAGCTTCATCACGCATTGGTACGTACCAACCCCAACACTCAGAAGCTGCATCCCGGTTTCATGGTTGTCTTCCGGATCCAGCCAGAAGAAGGGTTCATGGGCGCCCTTTAGGAGCGCCACAAAACCCATGATAGTCCTATATTCTGCATCCGTCAGTTTCCAGTACTTAACCTGTATCGTCCAGAGCGGCAGCAGCTGGTTTGTATTACTACGCATCCGCCCGCTGCCGGACTTTTCCATTGTTGTGTTCCACTTTTGACTCTTACTGGATCTCATTTCGATGCCGGTCATAACCGGCCAGATTTTTACGCTCATCACCATACCCCCACGCTGGATGCGAACCGACGATTGTCTTCAAACAGTGCCTGCTTAATTCTGTCCAGGCCTCCACGGTCAAGGAAATCAGCAAAGCTGGCAGCGTCCACAGCAGATACGCTTAGTGCTACATTACCAACACCTGCGCTGGCCGCTATAGTATCATCCACACTGCCGCCGTCAGCGAAATGCGGAACGGCTCCTGCGTTCATAGCGTTCAGCGTGCCAATACCAATGCGGTCAACGGCAGCGGAGCGTAAAACGTATTCACCATTGGAAAGCATAGCCGGAATGCTGTCACTGGTTCCGGTTCCAGGGCCGGTAATGTAACCACCGGTTGCAAACTTGCCGCCAAACACGGTTTTGTTTGCTGCGTCTGCCGGGGTCATCCCGCTCGCAAACGTCGGAAAAGCAGAATAGATGGCAAATACTGCCAACCATTGCGTCAAAATCTTAATAGCATTTTGCAGGATTGCTTTTACCATATCGCCAAGCGCTTCTTTGGCCGATTTCGTGCCCATGATGATATCGGTCATAGCGTCTGCCATTTGACCTGCAACTCCGATGGCATAATCCTTCATGGTGTCGTGCCATGCTTTACCGGTCTTCACCTGCTCGCTTTCGGCGGCTGCCGCTTCGGCCAGCTTCGTTTTGTAGTCCTCTATGAACTCGGCCAACGTCTGCCCCTTGGCTTCCAGCTCTTCCTGCAGCGCTTCCGGTGTCGTTTTCAGGATGGCAGCCAGCGGCGTAATGTCTTCCTGATTGACAGACATGGCAGCGGCTTTGTCCACCTCTTCCATGGCCGTTATCAGGTTGGCCTTTATCTCTTCCAGCTTCTTTGTGGTTTCATCCTTATCACCAAGCATCATGTCCATGATAGACTTGCTGTCTTCCTGCATCGCCTTAAAGGCACTGTCAAAACCTTCTTTATATGCTTTGGCGGCCTCTCTGCCTTTTCGTTCTTCTTCACGTTTGGCGGCCTCTTCTTCTCGTCTTGCAGCAGCTGCAGCACTTCTGCCGCCTCCTCCTCCGCCACCGGAACGGCCACCACCGCCTCCGCCACCTGACCAGACTGCGGCAGGTGTAATATAAGCCGTGGCGTTTTTCACCCGCTCTTCCGGGTCGATATCCCGGCCGAACGTAGCGCCAACACTTCTGGCGACCTCGCTGTGGAAAGCAGCACCCACGGAACTCATGACAGCCTTGACGGCATTGTACAGAGCCATGACGGCATCCACTGCCGGCCGGATGGCGTCCACCACCTGTGCGCCAAAGTTCTTAAATGCCATATAGGCATCGTTGATGATGACGATGACCAGCTTAATGGTATCAAACACGAATTGCAACAGGCCTGCGATAAAGTTCAGCACCTCGTCAGCGATGGCCCGCAGGTCACTGAATGCACCACAACCGTCGCCACGGATTATGTCAATGAGCGACTGAGTAAAATCGATTAATGTCTGGATAATCCCGCTCTGGTTGAATGCGTCAAAAATACTGTTGCCGATTTCCGCGCACATGGTCTGCAGGTTCCCAGTCACATCGCCCCAGGCGTCGATGGTGTTGTTTTTGACTTCTGACATCTTGCCATCGTACTGGTGCAGGTAATCGGTCAGTGCGCCGATGGCCTTCTGGGAATCCAGCGTGCCGTTCTCGATGGCCTCCATGGCCTGCTTGCCAGTCATACCAAGTGAAGCGAATGCCGCATCCATATTGACGCCCGCCATCGCCAGCTGCTGCATCTGCCGGCTGGTCAGTTCGCCGACCGCCTGCATCCGGCTGATAGCATCCACCAGCTGCTGTGCGCCCTGCTGTCCGGTACCAAGCCCTGCAGCCGCATCAGCGCACAACTGGATGAGCCCTGCCGCACTCTGGGCGGAATAGCCCATGCGCATCAGCTGGGTGCCCATGTTCATGACGGCCTGCTCATCGAAATTTGTGTTCCGGTAAACGTCATTCAGCGCACGGTACGCTTCCGTTGCCATCGCCACACTATTGGTCATCGCCGCCAGCTGTGCTACGCTCTGCTGCATCTGTGCGCCAAGGGATACCACCTGACTTGCCATATTGCCCAGCGCAGAAACCACACCGGTGGCAACCGTGGCAGCCAGACCGCCGAGCGCCACACTGAATGCTGTGGTAAAGCCTTCGGTCATCTTGAACGCGCTTGCCAATCCTCTGGCGCCCTTGTCGCCGTCCGCCATCGCCTTGACGGATTTTTTAATCTCCGCTGTGGTTTTTCCGATATCCGTTGCGTATGCCTTGTTGGCGGCCTTCTGTTCGTTGATGGACTTCCGCAGCTCAACCATTGCGTCCCGCTGTTCCTTGGTGGCCTCCGTGCCTTCCTTGGTAGCCTTGCGCATGTTGTTCAGCTCGCGGGTCATCTCCGCGACCGACTGCTGGCCGTCCGCCAATGCTTTATTAAGTTTCTCGAGGCCCTCGTTCTTGGCCTCTGTGGTCAGTGTTATCTTTGCGTCAGCCACTGTCTCACCACCTTATAAGCTGATATGCTTCTCTAAATATTCCTCAAGCTGCTGCCGGAAATAATTCTCGATGGCAGCCTTGTTGCTTCCAAAGTAATCGCCACGGGATGGGTACTCCGGGCCTCTCTGCCCTCGCCTCGGCCCACGGCCTCTGATGATGCGTCCGAATGCGCCGGTGTTGTACCATCGGCTAAAGTAATTGGCGTATATGTTGGTCAGGATGCTGTCGGCATGGACGTCATACTTGCCCATGACAATCTGCCTGCCGCCCAGACTCTTGCCACCGAACGCCGTCTTCGGATGTGTCCTGGCTATATAATCACGGGTCGCCCGCTGGGCCTCCCTGGCCGCCGCTGCTACATCCTGATAATATCCATGGTCGATATAATCTTGTATTTTGCGATTCAGTTCTTCTAATGTCATATCAATAAAGCGGGGCTCAATTAAGAACCCCGCCTCCATAACTTAATCTTATACAACAAACCCGGTTTTCTTTTCCGGAGCGCCAGAGCCGGTTGCCGTCAGGGACTTGGTAATCATGTCCTCGGATTCGGCAGTGATTTCCCACGCAGTCGGAGCAACAGTCAGATCATAATATTCCTTGCTGTCCAGATCCACGATGGCAATGTTCAGTAACTTCTTAGCATTGCTGATATCATCGTCGATGATGAACTGCTCGATGGCTTCCTGTGCTTCGTTGTCGCGCAGCATGATAACTTCTGCACTCACTTCAAAAGATTTGCTGGTAATAGCCGCGTTCGGCCACATCCCGGAGTCTTTGGTCTGCTGGCTGGAAGCCTCGGCAGAGAAGCTCAGGGAGTTACTGGTCAGACCACCGAGCAGAGTCCATACGGGATTAGCTGCAGTGGCGTCGGTGCCATAGTTCAGATACATTACCAGGCGTTTACCGGAAATGCCGGTACCTGCGGAGTACTCAGGGTACTTCGCTGCATCAATCGTAACAGCCATATTCTCACCTCATTAATTTAATTGATTTACTTTGAAACTGATGTTGGTACTGCCGCTCTGCCATACACCATTATCGGAGTATATCGGGAGATTAATACGCAACACGTTCACCGTCATGCTGATGAGCGCGAACCCTTCTGCATTAAGCGCGGCCTGTATGGCATTCTTACCATCTTCACTACTTAAGTAGTTCAGCACCGCTTCCAGTTTCTCAGCGATGACCTTGCGGCCTTTGTAGTTGGAATAGATCTCCAGCTGCAGCGTGCTGTCCCATACCGCCGCCGTTTTGTTCGGCGTACAGTCGGCGTCAGCTGCGCCGAAAATACCATACGCAAATTCAACCTGGCTTTTGAAATAGTCCTCAATTTCATTGATGGGGACAGCGCTCTCGAACCATTCCAAACCAATATGATTATTAGTATCGGACAGTACGGCATACACCGCCTTACTGATAGCCACAAAAGGAACTTTGTAGATCATATAATTTTCCCACCTCCATTGACAGCTGTCGCCGTGATCTGAATGAAATACGGAACACTCTCGTCAATCAGCGTCAGCTCATTGATAAGATATGTGTATCCACCATATGCCAGCCGCCAGCTTGTATCAATGCCAGGACACAGGCTCCGGATGTCCCGCACAACAAAGTACCGGGTGTCGCTGGTCACATAGTCGCCGATGAACTGTTGCCTTGTCTGGCTTTTCTGCTCGACCATGGCGAACAATGTCAGCGCGGCTTCATATGTCGTGGCAGCGATACCACCCAGCTCGTCACGCACCGGAGCAGATGGGCGTAGTAATGTAATTTTGTGCCGGAACCTTCCGGAGTTCCTGTGAAACATGATTCCTCCTGCTTATTAAAGAGCTACAGCAACAATCTTCTTGAACGCAGCTGCATAGGTGCAGATGTTGGTGTGACGGCATACAGCACGAACCAGCACGCTGTTCTTTGCAAAGCCTGCTTCAGCGGACGCCATAACTTCCAGATCAGGATAAGCGATATGATACATGGCACTGAAATCACCAACCAGGATGGTCAGGGCGGTCAGTTCACCGTCTTCCACAACTACAACCGGGCGGCCTTCAATTTCACGGATGGTGTTGTTGAAAGCGTCACGGGCCAGCAAGTAGCGGTCGTTTTTGTCGACTGCGTTGGCCAGAGCTGCCCAGGTTGCCTGCGGCATAACCACAGTCGCATTGGTGCCGGCATCCATCGGCAGGGTGTTGATGGCTGCTTTGATAGCGTCAATAGTAGCCAGGGATTTTACATTGGCCGGAGTGCCAGCTGCAGTCGCAGCGGAAGTGGCAGCGGTCAGGATGGCAGTGTTGACGTCTTTACGATATACACGGCCGAACAGCTTACCGATGATAGCCATAACGTCGGTCTGTGCATCCATCAGCAGTTCGCGGGATACCGGAATGATGGCGCCCTTGGAAGCCAGGGTGAACGGTACGGAACCGAAAGCGGCCTTGGTTTCGGTAATCGCATTATTTTCATCGAATGCGGTCAGGGATACGTTCTGGCCGTAATCAATGGTCGGAACAGAGCCTGCGCGGGTGCTAACATTGACCACGGTGCAGATGTCACGCAGGTCAACGCCGACGCCGTTATTCTCTTTCAGACCGAGCAGCTCCTGCGGAACCAGATAACCACCATCAGCAGAGATGGCACCGTTGTTGCCGGCAGCAGTGTTATACAGCTTTTTCAGTTCTGCATCATTGCCCAGCAGGGCAGCTTTTAAAGCCTTACCAAATACTTTTTTGTCCATTTTTTCTTCTCCTTTGTTTTCATTTTTAGCAGCGTCTTCTGCTGCTTTCTGAGTTTTGTACTCACGGATTTTAGCTTCCAGCGCGCTCTGAACGTCTTCAGGCACCGTCAGCTTTTTGTTAATTTTGTCTTGGATTTGGGCAGTTAATTCGTCAATCTCCTGCCTGATTTCCATGCTTTTGAGCATGAGCGTTACCTCCTTTAAGGATTTCGCGCCAGAATTGCTGAGTGTCCTCATCAATCTCACCGACTCTCACATGCTTGGCCCGATGCGCCGTCAGCCGTTTATAACTTGGCGCTTTCTTGCCATATGCACCGCGATACGTCGGCAGTGCGCAGTTTACTATAAATAAATCCTCCAGCCGTTCCTGCCGACGAACATACCCGTCAAACAGAGCATCAATCTCCAAAATGGTGTATTCACCGAACTGTTCCGGCGTCAGATTTAATTCCCCCAGAGCTATGGGTTCGAGTTCCTCAAGCAGTGCGGCAGCGTTTCGGAATGATTTCCCCGGACTTACGCCTTGGGAGCTGCCGGAGCTTTTTTTTCTTGACCAAGCACCCCGGATTTCTTCAGCGCCTCCATTGCAAGCCTCGAAACCTCTATCAGCGTTTTCTCGTTGACAGCTTCCAGGTACAATTCCTCTGCCTCATCCTCAGTCAGCTTCGGGTCCCCGCCCATCAATGCGTATTTGATAAGAACGAACATATCATAGACCGTCGGCGGTACTCCGCTGGCAGCCTTACTAACCAGCACCAAAAGATTACCGTCTGTCAGATGCCGCTCCGCTTCAAACACCATCTTGACCGGGTAGCACAACTTGTGCATCTTGCCGGAAATTTCCAGCTCCACATACTTGTCGAGAACCATTACTTACCCTCCTCTGTTGTATCTCCACCACCGTTTTTGCCTGCGTTGTCGCCTAATGTCCCGCCGGTTCCGACGGTGATCAGCTCGTCGCCGCCTTCTTTAGCGGGATACTGCAGGCTTGCCCTTGCCTCGTTGGCGCTCAATATACCGGCGCCTTTATACGCACACAGCACAGTGGCCTTGGTAGAAGCATCCAGCATATCGAAGACATCGTTCGCAGTATCGAAACAATATCCCTTAGATATCTGGCGGCCAGTCAGCAGTTTTACAGTCAGCTCATCAGCGTACTGTTTAACGACCGGCGCGATGGTTCCGGAATAGAAACTCATCAGCTGGTTGGTGGAGAAGGTGGCCATCCCTGCTCCGCCACCGATGTTAAGCATCGCCAACGGAATCCCGAAAAACGAACTGATCGCCTGTGCATTGGTGGATTTCAAACTATCAAACGTAGACTTGATATCATTTTTAATGTTTGTGGCCGTCATGCCAGCCGGTAGCGGCAGGATGGTGTTGTTGCTGTTCGCCAGCAGTTCTTTTACCCGGTTCTGCAACTCCTTCTGTTTGGACTCGGACAAATCCGACGTATAACTAAGCACTATAGTTCCGTCGAATCCGTTCTGCACACCGGAACGGAGCGCGGACTCAACATCCGCGTCAGCTTTCAGTGTGTCAAACAGCACATCAATAGCCGGGCGGCCGACGATACCGTTAATGCTGTACGCCTTCAGGTGCAGGATCTCTTCCGGCAGGAAGGTGTAGTTCTGTCCGCTCACAATATCCTGATACTGATAAACGATTTTACGCTTACCTTCCAAAATATTGGCATCATCCCAGAACACCTGCATGTGGGCATTATCCAGCGGAACCATATGCTTCAGCTCGCCATTCTCAAAATTTAGATAGGCATAGGCGTTACCGCCCTGGCGCTGTTTTTCCATATAGTTCCAAAAATCATAGGCGTTGATACCCGGATATGGCTGCAGGTTCAACGCCTTACGATATAGTGGCAGTATTGTATTTAGTTCACTGTTATCCGGACCGTACAACCCCCAGCGCATCTGCGCCAAGTTCTTTGCCAGGATTTCAACGCATGTAGCAAACACCATATTGCCACCAGCATCCACATTGACGCGAGTGCCGCGCCCGATGGGATATACTTGCGTATCAATCTTCTGGTGCACGCTCCCTTTAAAATAGTTTTTTATTTTGTTGAACATGGCATTACTCCAGTTCTTCAGCTTCTTTCAATAATGCCTTCAGGTCATCCGGCACCACATAATCTGTCGGATTAGTGTCGTCATCCTCTTCCAGAGGAACGTTTTGCTTTTTTTTCTTTTCCTCCTCTTCCGGATCCGGCTCATCAGCAGAAGAGTCGGACGGAGTTTCCGGTTCGGGTTCGGGTTCCGGAGGAACGTTCTGTTTCTTTTTCTTTTCGTCGTCATCCTCTTCTTCAGCAGCTCTAGCCATCAGGACCAGCTTTGCCAGGGATGCTGTTGCTGCCAGTTTCATTTCTGCTTCTTCTCGCAACTCTACGTGATCAAACATATCCACAACTTCTTCCCCTACCAGCCAAACATCTCCGGCATCTATCTTTTCATCGATGTTTTCGTCATTGCAGTGTTCCGTGATAATGTTGTGTAGTACCTTGTCCACCGCCGTCATCATTTCAATGTCCTGCTGCAACTGCTCTTTGTTCCCGGCCGTAAAGGTCCAGCAATTATGCAGCATCATAATATCGTTTTTACCAATAAACACCTTGTCGCATGCCAGGGCAATAATTGCCGCAATACTAGCAGCCATGACTTCGATCTGCGCCGTAACTTTATGCTGGCATTTGCTGATGGCATTTACCAGCTGGAATCCGGCAAACACATCACCGCCGGGAGAATTAACTACCAGTTCCACATCTTCCTGCGCATTGGTAATCTGATCAACAATTTCACTCAGGTCGAATACGTCGCCCGTTACTTCACATCTCATTCGTCAGCGTCCTCCTCTTCTTCAGGTTCATATTTGTACATCTGCAGCTGCGTCAGCATAGCCCTTGCCGCATAGTTCAGATTACTGCTCCGGTCCGTCAGCATCCCTTCACGCTGGTCATACATGGGCGGGCACCACTGTGTCATTACCCACATGTCAGCCTTGCGGGAGAACACCTCGTCCCCGGCATACAGTTCTGAAAAGTTCTCAATGGCATCCGCCAGATAGTCGTATCCCGTCTGAATGATATTAGCGATGAAATTATCGTCGTCAGAATAATCAATTCGCAGATACTCTTTTACATCACTTGCCTGGATCATTTCATCACCTCACTTCAACATGTCCAGCCAGTCGTCTACCAGCTCATCGCCGGAAGGCCCGCGTTTATTAAAATCTATATACGCCGCAATAAACCCGGTCAGCATAGCGTCAACAGGGTCAATGCGTATATTACTGTCAGCTCTCAGGCTCACTTTTTCTATGCTGTAATACCCTGTATTGTTTCGCACCAGCAGGGAGTTGGTGATCGCCTTCTCCAGAATGTCCTCATGGTCTTTGTGGTAGGCAATCATGCCGTCCTTCCAGTGCTGGCTCAATGCTTCAATGTACTGGCTCAGCGCTTTAGGGCTCTGGTTCTGCAGAATAAACGTATCGCAAATATTTGCCAGGGAATCCTGAATGCCAGCTACGTTATACGGATCCGCGCCGATGGTCACAAAATGCAGATCATATTTTTCCTTAATCTGCAACAATTGGTCATAGATTTGTTGCGTATCTATGTTCTCGCCACCAGCTCCAGAGCACAGGAACAATTCCGTATCCAGGTAATCACGATACTGAAATTTATCCAAGGAAACATGCTGTTGCAGTTTGGCGGCCGGCATCCAGCTGAGCACATGGGTAAATAATCTATAGTGGTCAGCCGGAAGCCCATTGGCCACAAGTTCATCCGCCGCACTGAAGCCGATATATGTACCGAACCATATGCTGGTCAAATCCAACACCTGCGACAGGTCAACGCCCAGATACCAGTCTGTATACCCGGCGGCTATAACATCTTCAAAAGAATATGAAACACCACATGCTTTCATCTGGTCGAATGTGCAGAGTGTTCTATCCTCGGCGCTATACCATGTATTACATTGCTTTGTTACCCAGCTCTGCAGTTCAAAACCTTTTGTGGCAACAGCTTCCCTGCTTTTCTGCAAGTACTTTTTACGGATATGGTCTTTGATGGTATAGCCATCCGATTCAAACAGCAGTACCGGATTTGCTTTGCCCCATGTTTTTATACTGGTAAAATCTTTGGCTTCAATATCCGATGCATCCGGTTCCGCCAGGAACAGGAACACATTATCCGGCAGCGCATCTTCATACAGCGCCTTACGAAGCGCCAGCCATTTTTTATGGTTGTCTCCGCCAATATCAAACTGGGCTGTGGACATCGTTACCAGCAGGCTGTCCTTGAAGTGTGCCTGCCCATCCTGTATGGTCTTGGTAATAATTTCATCGCACAGCATTTCCTCATCAATGACGGCCACTTTATTAGTAAAACCATCCAGCGACTTTTTGGCGCCCGCACCCGTACGGAACATTTCCAGACGATTACCAGTCGCTTTGTTTTTCGCCCAGCAAGCAGTCCTGGATAAACTATCAAACATATCACGCAGCTGCGGGTCATTGTCTATGAACTTGCAAAACTCGCCAAAGCAGATAGTAGCGTTTTGCCCTTTACAAGATGCCAGGATAATCATTTCATTCCGGAATTTGCTCATCCCCATCAGGTAATGGAGCACGCCGGATAACAGGAACGACTTACCGTTACGCCTGGCCATATACAGGTTTGCGGTATTGACCACATAGCGCCCATCCGGATGACGCAGACCAAAAATCCCACACATCAAAAACCGCTGCGCCGGGTACAATTTCAGCCTGGCGGCCTGTCCGTTCTCGTCCACATACACCAACAGGGACAAGTACCGGAACAGTAACCGCATTGCTTTAACAGCGAATTTATATTTCCCGCTGCCATACATCTGAAGGAATCGCCGGAAGCAACGATATTCGGACTCACCAACCAAATCCATGTCGGCGCGTTTTACCAGGGCTTTATAATAGTCCCCGATAAACTCTTTCAGCTCCGGAGGAACCGTCAGCGTCTTAATATCGTCTTCAACAATCATCCGAACAGTCTCCTTAATTCATGCTGGCCGTTCCGGATCCGCGCCAGCGCACCTTCCTTATCAATTAAATAGAGCCTATGAATTTCTTCATGGCTCTTCTTGGTTACCGTAATTAAATTGTCGACAGCATAGAATAACTCCGGCGCCTCATCACGTTCCTTAATATGGTGAACGTGCGGCCGGGTACATTTATGCACTTGGCCAATTCCTAACAACCAAATATCATATCCCAGATCTCGGACAATAGCATTGCGTCGGCACTTCTGCCACAGCCTGCTATGATATGCCCTGGTATGTTTGTTATTTTCCAATACTTTTCGCTGTGCTGCCTTCTGTTGCTTTGGTCTGCACACCGGACAATATTTTCCCTGGTATAAATCGTGGCAAATATTACACCGCTTAAAAATCGCCATTGGTCTGCGCCTCTTGCAGTAATTTGATAAACGGGTTTTCCTTGTTGCCGTCTTCTGACTTTATATCGTCTAGCTTAAGTGTCTTGTAAATATTTAACGCAAGCTTCTGCAACTTTTCATATTTTGCTATCAGTTGCGCCACTTCCGCATCATCGCTTTTAATATTATTAGCAATTTCTATGGACAGCTCATCGGCCAATACCATAAAACGGCAATACTGGAGGATTAAACCCGTGTTGATCTTGTTGACCTTTTCGCACTTGCCCTCCAAGGTCCAGATATAATCATTTAGCTCTTTTATCTTAGTTTCTCTGGATTTTTTTGCCATTATTTACACTTTCTCACCAAAAAAGTCCTTTTGCCGATTAATTTACAATACTCTTTTTTAAATGAAAACCCCTACGTCGATACGACGCCGGCGACCCCAAAATTATCTGCAGAGTGGGGGTCGGTTTTCAGAATTTACCTCTTTTTTTCACACAATTTAACGCAATATTAGTGCGATTCCCACCCACGGTATTACCGTAATAATCAATAAGTGCACTAATGCTACCCGCCTGCGATGATTGCATAAAAAGAGCGCACCAGTAGCCGGCTGATGCGCTAAGGAAAGGAGGTGTTCGATTATGGATTTTGTCGAATTATCACAGCTTAACTATATCATACGTAAAGGTGGGCTTAAAAGGGTCATTTTTTTAAAAAGCCTACGAAGCGCCCGATTATGAATACGCCGTACCCATCGCTCCTCAATATAAATATTACTACTGATCTGACTCCAGGTGTGGCCATTGATGTATTTTTCCTGCAGAACCTGCCGATCACGGAAGTTGTCAAGACTGTCAATCAGATACCGGATGCGAATGTATTCATTCATCATCTGCTGGGAGTCTGCCAGAACGGCGTCCTCCAGCTCCCTAATATTGACAATGATACCAGACTTATCCGAAGTTGGACTGCTGCTTCCCGGTGCTTCCCGATATGTCACTGTAACTTTGGTGGCCAGGCTTCGCAGTTCCTGGATGTGGTCAAGATTACAGTCAATGCGATGCAGGCAGGATCGATAAGATGACAGATCTCTTTTTAATTTAATAATAGCCACTTGAGTTATAGCCCGTATTAAAGCCCGCCCTTCAAATCTCTTTTGTTCCAATCGACATCACTCCTTAAAGGAACCACCTAAAGATAAAAAGTACAAAACACAAAAAACCTATAACTATTCCACCCATCAAGATATAGTCAATATTCACCGCCTACCACCCCTGTCAGTAATCTCCTGCCGCAACGTTTCCGTGAGATGCCACTACCAGGCGTATTCCGCGTCATGATTTTCCATGGTCGCCGTACGTTTTATGCAGAAATTATATGCTTCACGCAGGGCTTCACCAGACCAGTGTTTAATGTCCAGCTCCAACATGGCTAATAGCTTCAGCGTATCCAATATACATCACTCCCTTTGTATTCCCCATCAGCGTGATCAGTAGCTTATCTATTGTCGCCAGCTTATTTATCATATACATTGCCAATAACCAGCCAGGTATAATCATCCAGATGATAAACTGCCGAGCCATCATCGGCCATAAAGGCACCGCGAATGAATCTTACTGTCAACAGTGCGGGTTCACCTAAAAATTGCACCCTATCGCCCTCATAGATTTTGGTTCCTGCATAATCACGCACTCCGGTGTACTGGCCCACCGTATCAGGATCCACTTCTCTCCGGTGTCTTGCGTCAATGATGCTATGATATCCCAGCTTGGTGCAGCTGGCCGGGATATAAATTCCGTAAATCCATTCGTCAGTAATAGCATCTTTCCCCCGGAATTCTATCTCTCTCATTCTGTCACCTCACCACTACTGTTCCATCGTCCAATATCTCATTACCGCCGCCCCAGTACCTTTTCACTTCAATGTTTTTCACATCGTATGAAGCACCATTGCAGTATCCACTCTTTTCTTCGTGTGATATGCACCGCCTTAATGCTTCTCTTGCTTCATCTTCACTTTTTGCTACTGTATCAGCAGTGAATTCCATTGTTAGAAATGCTTTGTATTTAGGCATTTATAAACCCCCTTATATTGCCCTTTAGCAGAACAATCATTAATTTGTCAAACGATGATAGCTTGTATTTCCTGCTTACAGATAATGCCTTAATTATCATTCTGCTTCGATTGTTCACGAAATCCGCTCCTCACTTGCCGCAATAATTCTGCCATTCTTTTCGCTGAATACATAAGCCACATTCTGCGTGAGCATTTGTTAAGTTTTCCGAAACCGTAAAACACTTCAACGGATTTCAGCATCATGCGTTTTCGGTTGTTCATGGTATCTGTACCCCGTTAGCTATAAATCATATTAATTGCATGGCCGATTGCTTCTATTTGTTTTTCCATTTTTGCAATGCACTTTTTTTCAAATTCAATTTCATGTTTTTGAAATTCAGGATTTAAATATTCCAAAGTTCTTTTTTTCAATTCAATGCTTGTTTGAATACAGTCCGCAAGTTCAGTTAAAACCTCATAGTAATCTATTTCCTTTTTATCTTTCATGGTATCTGTACCTCGCTCCCCCAAAAGAAAATGCCTAAAACATTCCTCGCACAGATTGTTTTCACCGCAATGATTTTCGCACCACTCACCCTCATCTTCGTAAATGGCATCACCGAACAATGTGTCACAATCATAACCATCTTCAAACTTGCAGATGTGTTGTAACAGTTTTTCTATCTTTTCTTTGTCTGTCATGGTAACTCCACCTCACCAATATGCTCTATTTCCCCAAATATATCTTTCTCCGTCCACAAAAGTTGTTTTCCAATTTTCCTTTGCTTCTTCCATTGCATAGTATTCTTCCATACAAGATTCATAGTTATCGGCAGATGAATCTTTCTGCATCCACCATTCACGCCAGTAAGGAACAGTTCTGATTTTCATGTTCTGATACCACGCCTTTATCTTTTGCCGCTTGCGTTTCATGGTAACTCCACCTCACATCAAATTTCTTGCTTCGGTTCATCATAATCTTCAATTCTCAAAATTCTTGCACCACAGGTATTGCAGTATGGATGCCACATCATCAATTCATCTTCACGATTAGGATTCCAAATCACATTATGCCCACATTCAGAACAAACATATTTCCCATTTTCTTTGTCTGCCCTGTATCGCACTGCCACTTTTTCTGCTCTCCTGTTCCACGCTTCGATAGCTTCTTCTGCTGTTCTGTAGTGCCAAGGATACATATTCGCTCTACATTTCGGTTTTAAATATGCGCCATATTTGCATCTAACAAAAGGCGAATGATGATTGTCAGTAGTGCAAACAAGTTCCGCTTCTCCACCACAAAATGGGCAAGGTTTCAATTTTACATCTTGCATGTTTTTTACCTCCGTCGTTCCATCGGTCCACAAATCAAAATCAAACGGATTATCGGTTACATCTCTATCCTGCATTTAAGCCACCTCCTGCCAAACTGCCAACATTCTGATTCACTCGCCATGAATATATCCATTCGGTTATTGTAATTGCCGCCAAACCTGTCCGTAACTACCAATTCGTGCATACCCACGTTATGGTCAACTATGCGGATTTTCGTTCCAAACGGAATCCATTGCCCATTGATTTTATCAACAGCGCAATGCCCCACGGCTGGCATTACACCTGATGCTGTGGGATTGCCCGTTTCGCAGTATGCAGTTGCCGAAAGAGTAACCACTATTGCTAACAGGTTAATCAGATATTTACTTATTCCGTAGCATTTCCCATTTATCATCAATGCACCTCCATAAATGCAGTACGTTATCTAAACCTCCAATGCCGTGAACATACTCGCTTGCTTTAGGATGTATCTGCACCGCCATTTCTTCGGGATAAAAGAAAATGTCTTTTAATTCGCACATTTGCTCCCATGTTGGCACGATATTATGATTCCTGCATGATACGCTAACGTGTTCATATCCGTTTTCGTTATATCCCCATATAACAGTAAATCGTTTCCCCTTAAGCCGGATTTCTCCACAATTTTGCCCTAACATTTTCAATTTACTATATGCTTTCAGTTCATCAATGGTTTTCATTCCTTATCCCCCTTATATCGCTTGTTCCATGCTTTAACGGCTTCTTTTTTTAGGCGTTCCTCTCTCTTTGAATTTTTATAACCATCGTAATCCTTATCTCTAACTACTCGCCCCATAGCACCGCACTCGGTACAATACACCCATGCTTTAGATGCCGCTGGCATAGTGACGCTTCCAAACAACGGATTAATATATTCTTGTCGGTATTCGTCACTGGTAACCTCTGCTTCTCCACCACAGAACGGACAGTTACGCAATTTTTCTTCGCTCATTTTCCACCTCGCATTAACCTCGCAAGACCTCGCATGACCTCGTAAAAGTTACGAGGTTACTCAACTGACTACAAAATGTAGTCAACTCACCAAATACTCGCCATTACTCGCCAACCATTTTGGCGACTTCAACAAATTGGTCGCATATACTACTCATATCACAAGTGTCTATCGGTAGCATCCTGCTTGTGATGTTAGGACAATTCGCCTGTTCCTTTACTGCACTGTAATAGCTATCTTTGCACTTCTTATATCGTTTGCAGTGTTCAGCCATGCAATAGCATCTATCCCTGTACACTATCATGGTGTTTTTCCTTTGTTTCTGCCAATTCTTCAATGTTGTACATTTGTGCCAGTGCAGTTTCTATGGTTGCGTTTGCTCCTGCCAGTTCCAATTCAACCTCTTTCCATAAATTATCAGGATGTGTCAACATTGCATCGTGTAGATTTAACCTAACTTCCGCTAACCCCATCGAAACATAATGTAGCGATTTTAGTAAGTTTTTCATGTTTCCACCTTACCTTTATTTTTTACGCTTTTTTAAAGATTTAATATTCCACGGGCCTACATATTCATTACACCATCTGACCGCATGGTGTGCCATTTTGCACTTGTACCGATTAAAGCAATATTCACAACGTACAATCTGTTGCCGTACTGGAAAAACTTCAACATCATTCATCGTGTTTCTCCTTTAGCCACGCCTTTGCTTCTTTAATTCCGCTATCCACATCGACTATTTCGGCATTAACCACTTCTGCCGTGAAAAATCTGTCCATCAACACATCCGTTACTGCAATTTTGTAAATTAGATTTGCCAATTCCTCACTACTGCAACTGCGGATATATTCCTCATTGGTCATATTCGCCTTACGTTCCTTGTCCCACTTTATCCACTCCAAAACTTCTTGTGCGTTAGGCATTGTGTTTCTCCTTTAGCCACTTGCCGATATACTCTGCAACGTCCGTAACCTCTCTTGTTCCAACATTGCGGAAAAGCAGTTCCGGAAGATTAATTTTCCTACTATGCCCGTACAACCTTGCTAAAAACAACGCTTTTTCTTCTGTGCTCGCTTGCCGTAACCATTCTTCGTTGGTCAGCGGTTTTATAACGCCTGTGCCACCGCAAAATTCGCACGTTGTCATTCTATTGGCATCGTTTACATGTTCCCCTGTGCCATTACAGTATTTGCATTTCATTGTTGTTCACCCTCCAAATCGTTGTATGTGTCGCACCATTCCCTCGCTGGACACGTTGGGCATTCATCGGAATCGTAATATGTATCGTAATCACATACGAAATTTCCATCTTTTACCATTGCGATTCTGTCATTGTCGTCCATCCAATCCATTTCGATTCTGTTGTTATAGTATTTATCTAATGCAGGACACCGCCTTGCACGAATATCAACGTAATCAGCATCCATGCAAGCATCTGTGTACATTCCAATAGCTTTTGCCTTATTTCTATCTTCGGCAAAAACTACTGTGGAAAACTCGCCATAATCGGTTGATACTATATATGCTTTCATCATTTGCTCTCCTGTTTTAGCCACTCAACAAGTTCGCTTCTTCCTGCTATGCCACACCATTGACAATCACAAAAATCGCAACGTATATCCCCTTTACAGCATCTTTCATACGTTTCCTCTGCTTTATTGATAAACTCTGCCAATGCTTCAGGGGAAGCGGTAATACGGTCAAAATTGGTCTCCCTTCCATGCGCCACATTTCTGCAATTCTCATAAATCCTGCGTTTAACTTCAGTCATGCAGCTCACCCCATTTGCATCCCGCCTTTTTCAACCATTCAATGGCTTCTTCCATTGTTGCCCCGGCGGGCAATGCACCAACCTCCTCGCACCATAACCACGCAACAGCACCCTTATTAATGTCCTCAACAGAATACGGACTGTTGGTATGTCCGTCTTTTGGTTCTTTGATATAATACTCGCTCCAGAGCTTCGCAATACATTTGATATGAGTGTGTCCGTGTTCCCGGTTCTGTTCCGGCGTCCATTCGTCTATATATTCATAAGGCGGTTCTGCGTTATATTCATACGGCCTATCATTCCAATCGTCGCCCCAGCAATTGTCGAAATCGTCGGTAAAGTACAGGATGTTATCCTGGACATAACATAATCTATAGATTTTCTGTATTACTCGTGCCATGGTTATCCCTCCAATTTCCTCAAACAAATAATTAATTGACTTCTATATGGTTTCAATGCTGCCGATTCCCGTTTATACTCTGCCATGCTGCTCCAGCCCTCGTCACCAATAAACGGGACCAGCTTGTATCCCCATTTGGAATCAGGCTTCAGCTGGGTACCAGTGTTGCGTAAGTATTGCAAGATAGCTGCCAGCTCAGGATCATAAACGTCCGCTAGCATAAACAGCTCCAGCCATAGATCTGAATCATCAGGGCTGACGTTATAAAAAGTATCGGTATAAATCACATCTGCTATTTTGCTTAGAACGGATCCTCTTGAATTAATTCGCATTTGTACACCTTATATTCGCTCTTGTCATTCCGTAGCCGTTTCGTTTCCTTTTCGTAGTACAGCGGAATAAACACATCTTGATTTCCACCATCACGGTCTTTAGCAATTTCGATGCAGTTGGTAGCATCAAAAATAACTTCCTTGGTTTTACCGGAAAGATATACGCCACTCAACCGCTTAAAGTCTTCGTTCACCCTATGTACGATAAAAGCATTATCAACGGCATTGGCAATATCGGCCGTCCCGGAAATGTCATCTAATCGCAGGAACCCATTCGGCTTACGTGGATGGGCGACAAAGATGATGTGAGTGTTGCTCCGGATCGCCAGCTCATGCAGTTGCCATACAAACTCTTTTTGCGATTCCCACTTATCCCTACCTAAGTTATTGATGTCCAGCGCCATCAGATTATCCAACACAATTAGGTCAATCTGTTTATCCTGGATGACCTGCTCCAGCTGGTCGATTACGCGGGCGCAGTCATTGCCATATTGGTTATCGTAAAGCCAGAAATTATTTCCCAACCACTCAGCAATTATCTTTTGATTCTCCTGCGATACCACAAAATAGTTATCGTACTGGGTAGCTTCGATACATGCTTTGCCGGCAATCTGCAAACTCATCCAGCGCAACAGGTTCTTATTCTTCATTTCGCCGGAATACATCGCTACTTTATAACCAGCATCAACCACATTGGCGCATATTTGGGTAAGTAGTGTTGATTTGGAAGCGCCTCTGGAACCGGATACCACCGATACGCCTGTTTTTTTCAGCCCGCGCATCTTCTTATCTATCCAATAAATGCCGGTCGGTATAAACTCCTCTTCCGGTTCTGGGATGTTAAGAATGTCCATTGCATTAAGGAACGCGGTACCGTTTTCCGGGACAGGCTCTGTATGTTTTACCTTGCCGGTATTGAAATGCCCATACAGTAAATCGTCCGTGCGCTCCTGCTTCTTTTCATAGGCATCTGGTTCGAACAACTTCCGTACATCCTGCCATTTCTTATCCGCGCAGGAATTATGGAAGCAGTGGAAACCAATGGCACCATTGGCAGATACAAACAGGCAGGCATCCTTGCCTTTATGGTTATCATCAAAAGGACATTTATCCAGGATGTATTTGGTAGCGCTGCCGGCCTGCACCTTCTGGAACCCAATATGCGCTTTATCCCGCAGCCAATCGTCAAGATTAAATTCTTTCGGATTATAGCTGTTATAGTGTTTCACTTCCGGCTCATCCGGCAGGATCGCGTTCACCGCCCGGAGATATTGAATCTTGGTTGCCTTAATTTCTTCCGGCAGATAAACTATCTCGCTCATCCGGTGCGGCCGTCCGCCCTCCGGATCATCCCTGCCCTTCATTGCCAATGTGCCATATAGCTTACATACCCTTGCTGGATTATAATTGACGGTATCAATCTTTAGGGCATCGGTGCTGAACAGTGCATCTAATACGTTCAGGAATTTTTTGATATCATCCTTTGCGCTGACATCTATTGCCACCCGGTAAAGCAGGTGATAACCATTGCCACTGAATCCCAGAATTGGATCCTCGAAGCCATAGCTTTTTAAGAGGCTGAACACTTCCCGCGCTTTTTGGTAACCAAGCTCAATTTCATCATCGGTACTGCTGATACCCTTTGTCCGCTCCGGATCTAAATCAATCAGCAGCCATTCATATCCAACAATGTCAGTATCTTTAGTCGCATCCTTTACGTTTCGGATAAATTTATTTGCCTGTTTCCGACTCCAGCAATCTTCCTTCAGCTGATTCAGTAGCAGGTACACGTTGCCTTCCGCTACAGGAACATTGTGCAGCTGCGCAATTAACGTATCAGCATCCTTGAAATATCCGCTGTAATTTGTTTTTTCATCCAATATGACCCGTACTTCAAATATCTGTCCCGGAGCTTTCATTACGCTTATCGTCTTGCGTATTTCAGTTTCATTCAACCTTAGGTTTCCCACTGTGATTCTTGACCTCCCTTCTTGTATTCTTTTTCTTTAATAGGAAGGGAACCGTTTTTCGTGCCACTCATCGTGTTGCTAATCGTGTTAGCTCCCTGCCACTTGTTGTAATGAACCACAGTAATCATCAGCCTTTTGCCGATTTTTAATCGTGTTAGATACTCCGCATCACATCGTGTTAGTTTATTTAACCGTGTTCTAACACTTTGGTATGAACAGCCCAGGTCATATGCGACTTCACGCATGGTTGTCATAAATGAGCCTCTGGGAACTGTTACCCCTTTGTCATCTACCGTCTGCCACTCTGCCCGGAGTATGCAATAAACAAACAAGTGAAACGCCAGCGAGTCTTTCATTATTTCGTGGTTCAACAACCGCCTATCAAGTTTTATAAAATTCTGGCTGCCCTTCTCATTCATCAGACAACCTCTCCTTTAATTCCCGGTAAAGGATGTTCCGGATCATCAGGCCGGTTGACAGCTGTGAACAAAAAATCAATTTCAGATCATATCGTGCCATCCATGCCAATATGGAAGCCGTCAACGCAGCCGGCGTAAACTTGCTGCGGTAATGATGCCCCAGTATTTTCTCCCAGGTGGCATCCTCCACCAGCAAATAGATCCGACAGCCATTATCCCTGGCTCTCTCAAATTCACGTTCAAACCGTTTGCGCTGGGAACCGAAACACATACACAGTTCATCCAGGGAAAATTTCCGCTCGATTACACACTGATCTGCCAGACTGTAATCAGTACCGTCTGGCAGGGTGCATTTGATGGAATAATCTCCGCAGTTCAGCTTGATCCGTTCGTGAGGGAAGCCGACCGTCTCCATCCTCCGGTCAAATATTTTGGTAGGCTGCTCCCTGGTATCAACTAAAATGATGATGGTCTTGAGAGCAGCCTCCACTTCAAAATTGTTCATTAGAACGGGCAGTCACTATCGTCAATTGGCGGCAGGGATGGCACCTTCCTGTCCGGGATCGGAGTCTCCGCCAGGCGTTTATCTTTAGGGATACGGGCCTTGCCGGAGCGAACCAATTCCACAGAGCAGAGCTGCGCCAGGTTGGTAGCTTCGCCGATTTCACCGTTATTTTTCTGGTATTCCCGGATGTTGAACAGGCCGCCAACCTTCTTGCCTTTAAACTTGGATTCGTCCCAGTCGAAATGATAGCCAGGGTTAGAGTCTTCAATGGCAGCAATAACGGTCTTGAACCGGCGGGCTGTCCACTCATCGCGCTCGGTTCCGTCGCCCTTTGCTACGTTCAGCAGGTAGTTGCAGTGCCAGCGCTTGTCTTCGCCGGACTGGTTTTTGTAATCGTTGCGGTAAAAGCCTTTGTGTTCGCCTTCCGCAATATCACAGCTGATTTTCACATACTGGCCGTACTGGTTCTCGCCGACTTCGGCATTGAGGATCTCCAGAACGTAAGCGCCACGCGGTAAGGTTTCATAATTGCCATATGCTTTGGTAGATTCATAGTTGCCAAATTTTTTAATCATAATTTATTCTCCTTTTTCAAATATTGGTCTTTCGCCATGTTCAAATCTTGCTTGCCTTGCTGCGGTAAATGCTCTGGCCGTTTTAGCTTCATTTGCATCCCGCAGATAATTGCTATCATCGCCTAATAATGCAAAGCACCCTGATTTTGTTACACAGGGGAATGCACCAAAAAAGTCTCCGTCAACAGTGAAGAAGTTATATTTTGCCGGGTCGCCGTTATAACACTGCCGTTCCATACTGTCGATTATGACATCAAATGTTTCGCCCTTTGGAATGTCGCCAACAACATAGATGGGTTTGTCCTCGGAAAAGCGCAAAATCTTTTCTTTATCCGTGTCCGTCATATCGCCCTTTACTTCTATCCAGAGTTCTTTACCGCCACGGCCTGCATGGTTGGTCACCTTAAAGTCCGGTAGATAATACAGACCGTCCATGTCGAAACCTTCCGGCTCATATTCCCATTCGGCATTCAGGTGATCCAACAGAATCGCCCATCTTGCCTCCAGCCGGCTGCGGAACCGGTAACCTTTGTAATAAGTTTCTATTGGTTTAATCCCGCTCATCCGTCGGCCTCCTTCTCAAACTCGTAATACTTTCGGATCGTGTCGTCCACCATTTTCAAATCGTTATCAATTTTCAGTGATTCAAACATACCCATCGGAGACTTTGCAGTGCTGGTTCCGTCGCTCTGGGTGATAAAGTAATGTTCCTCGCCTTTGGCTTCACACAGCAGGACAATACTGAAAAGACCTTCCAGTGTCAGTTGATTATCCAACATTTTCCCGGCGGTCTTCGCCTTGATCCGGCCGGCGTCGTCCCTCTCAATGTGCTGGAGGAAATAAACGATGGTGTCATCGGATGTTAACTTAATTACCGTCTGCACTAATTGGTAAAAATCAACGGCAACATCAGTGAACTTTTTATAACCGACTTCGTTCGCACGGTCGAACAAACTGAATGCCATCAGGTACTGTGCATCGTCAATGACATAGCATTTGCTTTGGTTCTTAACCAATATCGCCATGATCTCCTGATACTTGGAATCATTCAGCATTCGCATTTTCTTCCGGAACGGCAGCGGCTTCGATGCTACATTAAAAATGCCTACTTCATTCGGGTCAAAGTTCCGGAGGCTGCAGGACTTGCCGGAACCGGATTCACCGAGGATTAAAACAGGAACTCCAATGATAATCACTCCCTTTCATATCGCCATACAAAACCGCCTACGGTCTTGTATCTTTTACCCTTGCAACACTCACCAATGTGTGAAGCGTTAATTCCTAATAATGTAGCAGCCTGTTTTGCAGATTCATAACAGGCAATAAATTCATTGCTTTTTGTAAACTGCATAACTCTTTTACACACAACCTTGCCGTTTGCTCTTGCCATATCTTTCATTCTTTTGCTCTGATAAAACCATTCAGTTGATTTAAACCTGCGAGTTACAGCAGTACCGTAATTCATATTCTCTTTTGCGGTACACCATTCCAGATTATCAACGCTGTTATTTGCTTTGTTTTCATCCTTATGGTTCACCTGTGGCAGGCCATCCGGATTCGGTATGTATGCTTCCGCAACTAATCTGTGAATTGACAACCTTCTGGAACCGGCATCGTTAAACAGTTCTACTGTGTGGTAACCGGTTTTCATAATGTTTGGTTTTAAAACCTTGTTTGTAAAAAGGCTGTAAACAGTACCGTCTTCATTGACGATATAGTTTTCATAACCCTTAACAGGCACGCCCATAATCACACCTCCTCTTCCATCAGCTTTTCTGCATATTCCTTTGCATCCCGCAGGGACTGTTTTTCCACCAGCTGCTCGCAGTTATTCAGCACCCAGTAAGATGTATGATCCCATGTACCTGATCTATTGGCATGTGGAATGTGGCGCTTCCTGCTTTCGATTTGTATGCCTGTCCCTACGGCCTGGTAAACGATGGTAGTTCCTTCTTTGGATACCCAGCGGCCTACTTTTTTCCATATAAGTTTCATAACAATCGTGCCTTCTTTCGCTTATAATCGCCTCTGTGATAATTCTCATTTTCATCGCCGGTATCATAATCATCCGCCCTGTACATCATCCACTCCGGGCAGTCCTTCCGGCCACCATGGCAGTAATCGCTCCCCCATTTGTTGGGGATATGCCAACGGCAAGTATCGCAAAGAGACGATCCCGGTATGGTGGATGAGTGCAACGGTCTTTGTATTTGCTCCGGCTCAATGGTCAGACCAGCACGTTTACGCTGGTGATACCATTGCATAATCTCTTCATAGGTCACTAACAATGTTTTATTTTCCCTCCAATCATGTTATAATGGAGGTAGGAATTGGTTGGTACTTATTCCTACCCCTACGCCGTCACAGTTGCCGCTGTGGCGGTTTTTTAATACGCAAAAGCCTGTCGCAGGATATCTTTCATCATGGCCAGTGGCGAATCTGATGCGACATTTACGTGCTTTTCGTAGCCATTGGCGAACCTTACCACGACTTCTTCCACCAGCGGACGGTATTCCAGCTTTACGTCATAACCAGCGGCATATAATGCGGTTTCAAAATGTTCAAGTGTTAATTGTACGTTTGCTTTCATTACAGCACTTCCTTTGCAAATTCTTTGCCAATCTCACGCCAGAATTCTTCCACCGTGGTTGCCAAATCGGCTTCTGTGAGTTGTTTAATAATTTTGTTCCGCCATTGTTCCTTATATTCTTTCACAGCCAGCACCATGGAATCAGTATCCGTCTCCGGTTCGTCCGTAAACACTTCTGCTGGTTCCTCATCAGCTGGCTCCGGAGTAACATACGGCTTCTCGCTTACCATCTTTTCCAGCTTGTCTACCGTTGCCATGATAGACTCTTTTTTCTTAGTTTTTTTCACCGTCTCGCCGAATGGCGTTGTCTGATCCGTCTGGCTGATGACTTCGTTGATTTCCCCGATACTGCATCCTAACGCAGCCGAAAGCTTGTTTTTTATTCTTTCGCCCGGAGTACCTCCGTCCTGCATCCGGTACAGTGACGCACTGCTGATACCTTCATCGACCAGATCAAACGGCTTGATTCCTTTTGCCTTGCATCTTTCCTCGATAAAACTCCATAAGCTCATTCCTTTACCTCCTCTTTGTATGCCGGCGGCAGGAACCGCCAGGCGATTACATTGCTATTCATGCCGACACGCCAGTCACCGTCTGCGTAATATCCCAGCACCAGATTTTTTGCGCCCTTCTTATTCATCGTGCAACACAGCACTTTTTCATCTTCCGGCGGCAGTGTGATCTCCACCGGAACCCACTCACGTAACGGATCCGGCTCTGATTTCATTTGCAGCTGTTTCAGACAGGTCACGCCTTCTTCCGCCAGTCCGTCCTTGACTTCCGCAGGGGTGATATACCCCTCGCGCATAGCCTTCACATCCCGTTTTGCGTGCTCGATAAGTCTGGTGAACCTTGTGTTACCCCAGCCGAATTCATCGTGTAAATAGCGCATGATGGCCATGGTGTTGCTTTCCACACCGTCACCGAAGCCATCCTCATAACATTCCTTAGCATAAGCTGCCAACCATACCAGGAATTTTTCCTTTGGCATCTTCTGGATCTGCCGCAGCTGCTCCCTGTTTAAGCTCATCCAAATATCACCATCCCTAACGCACAGCCGATGGCAATACCACCAAAAAGCATTACAAAAAACATGATTCCTGCAAGGTATTCTCTATCAATACTCATCATGTTCCGCCTCCCTGTGCTATCAGCACCATCTTTGCCAGACGATTTTGTAATTCAATGACCTGCTGCCGCAGTTCCTTAATTTCTTCCTGCATGCGCCTGCGCTCCCATGGCGAGAGCTCTTCAGCGTCCTTACCTATGCTTTCCAGCTGGGTGATCTCCTTTGCGCTGTACCGTACACTTGGAATATCCGGCAGGCGATGCAGCTTCCCTTCCTCTTCCATGCGCCGGATCGTGTTCGGATGCAGATCCCATCGTTTGGAAAGCTCCTGTACACTGAATACGGCCCGTTCCATTCTTCTCACCTCCTATCTCTCCCTCGAGGCAGTTATCAAAGCCGCCAGTCATTTCATTTATTCTGCGCCATAATCTCCCAGTAACGAACCAACTACCTTACCAATTCCAGCGATATACTCTTCTATCGACGTATCATGGCTCGGGTACTGCTCCATCGCTGCCGGCATATCCTGAATCGTTACCGTTACATAAACAATTTGATTCCCGATATTGTTGTAGAACATTTTACTTTTTACTTTGCACGTCTCTTCTGTCCATTGAGGCGTGCTTTTCTTTTCGTCAATATGAATTGCCATGCTCTGCCTCCTATACCTCTTGCCATTCCCGCACTACTGCGACCGACAGCAGTTCCTCCTCGGCTTCTGCTTTGGTTGGCCACCAATGGAAACTTCTGCTTCCATGCCAGCCTACAGAAAGGTTTCCGTCCTTGCGTGGCTTCCAGTAGAAAACCTTCCACTGGCCCTCCCCGATGCCCGGCCGCACCTCAAACAGCCAGCCGCGCTTGTCCTTATACCTCATGGTTCACCTCCCTTCGTTGCATTATTGCAACACTTTAGTCAAAAAAAATCTGAGCTGGATTCTGTATTTTGGCAAAATCTGCAATAATTTTTGCCTCTTCTACAGTAATAGGTGACTTCCCGTTCAGCTTACGATTCACGCTTAACAAGGATATTTCCAGCTTTTTTGCCAACATTTCCTGCGTGATTCGTTGTTCCGCCAAGGCCCCACGCAATTTGTCCAGGTTCATCGTTCCACTCCTTTCATTTTTCATTCGTTGCATTTCTGCTACGTTTTGTTTATTGTAGCACATTCGTTTCACGATTGCAACAGTTTTTTATAAAATATTTTACTTTTTGTTGCATTTATGATATTATTACATAAGAAAGGAGACGGAAACATGGGCGACATTGATTTAATCGTAAAAAGAATTAAAGAGAGACGGCTGGAGCTAAATTTAAGCTACCAAGATATTGCGGATGCTACCGGATTAAGCAAATCCACCATTCAGCGTTATGAGACTGGTTCTATTCGCAAATTACCCATTAACCAAATCGAAGATATTGCAAAAGCATTGCATGTTACTCCCGGTTATTTAATGGGATGGGAAGATACGCCTGGATATTATACTGACCCTGAAACCGCCCGCCTTGCACAGGAAGCAGCCAATGATCCTGACATGCGTCTTCTGCTGGACGCAAAGCGTGACCTGTCTCCGGAAGACATGAAAGTTATTATTGATATAGCTAAAAGATTACTCAACCGTAAATAAACTTAAAGGAGTTACCCAGCATTGAGAACTTATCTTTATGACTTACCGTGTAAATGCCGGGGGTTCATCCTCCGGGATCCATACACGGATGAAGAGGCAATTGTTTTAAACGCCAGGCTGACCAATGAAGCCAATCTGGAAACATATGCACACGAAATATACCACCAGGTCCATGGTGATCTGGACAGCGACGAAGACATAAACATTATTGAATACAGGGCGCATTGCTCTGAATAAATAAAGGGAGGTAATAATATGAAAAAGTTGTTTGCAGCAGTTTTGATTATGGCGATGGCAGTATCCAGTGTTGCGTTCGCAGGATATTCCGATGAGTACAAAGCGAAATATCCAAAGAATGTAAAGACAAAGACCAGCCAGATGAAGAGTGGAAAAATGTCAACTACAACCGATTATGAGGTTTTTAAATCTAAGACGGGCGGGCTAACCTTAAAAGTTTCTGACCTTAACGGAATAAAAGTTGCATTCCTGTCATTTGGTTACAGCGGTGACCATTGGCGTTTTTATGACGGAATGTCATGGGGCGATGGTCAGGAATCCCATGAAATAAAGTTAGGAATGAGGCCAACTCGGCAAGCATTCAGAGGCGGTGTTGCAGAAGTTATCATAGCGGGCATTAATCCTTTGGACCTGCAAAAGGCTATTGTTATCCATGCTCACAGCGAACGGAATGGTGATGAAATTGTCATGAACGCACAACACAAACGCTGGGAAGAGTGGAAGGCTGCCGTCGATGCCGCTGTAAAGATAATGCAAGATAAATAATCGGAGGCGCCGATGAAACACACCACCACTTACCGCCAGAAGGATTCCGGCTGGCAGATCATAATTTCATATAAAGATACAGATGGTAAATGGCACCAAAAGTCCCGGCAGGGATTCCAACGCAAGTCCGATGCAAAAGAGGCCGAAGCGGAGTTGCTGGCGCAAATAAAAAAAGCGCCTCGGCCTGTTGACCGAAGCATCAGCGATATTACTCTTGTTGAATTTTGTAAGGAATATCTGAAGTTAAGGAAATCAATTACCCAAGGAACCAAACATAACTATATTAATGCCGTAGATGCCCTCCGTGACGTGGCAAAGAAGCCCATGCGCATGATTACATATCTTGATGTTCAAACGGCCGTCAGCGGCTGGAATATAGCGCCTGTGACACAGAAGCAATATTTAAGTAAGCTGGCAATTCTATTCCGGGCAGCGGTTAAGCCTTACGGAATTATCTTCACCAATTTCATCCCGAATATTGAGATCCCTAAAGCTAAAGGTACAACAGAGCGGTTGACGGTATCAGAGGAGCAGTTCCGGAAGCTGATGGCCAACACAAAGGATGATATCAAACTGGCTCTTGCCATATGTTATTACACCGGTCTACGTCGTGGTGAATTGCTGGGCCTGACATGGCCGGATATTAGCAAGCAATCTATTACCATTAATAAACAATTGGATACAAAGCATTTCGGCTATATGGATCCGAAAACCAAAAACGGATTTCGCACCATCCCGATCCCCGGAGTACTGGCCAAAATGTTAACCCAATATAAGAATAGCCATCCTCTGGATATTCATCGCCGGCTGTTTTCTCGTCCTTACGGAACTTACTATGGCATGAAGCAGGCTATTAAAAAAATCGATCGCCGATTATCGCCACATTGTTTACGACATACCTATGCTACTACCCTATTGGCCAAAGGTGTAGATATTCGTACTGTGGCGGCGCTGATGGGTGACAACGCACAGACAGTAATTAAGACTTATATCCATTATTCTGACGACATGAGACGGGCGGCCGCAGATGACATCGAAAAAATTTTCGCGGAGAATTTTTGACGATTTCTTTTGACGATTTCGCAAAAGTGTGTCAACCATGCGGTTTATTGACCCTATTATCAATTCGTGGTATAATGAAAATTACAAATTTATTCCAGGTATATTTAAATATGGCAGGCCCGCAGTATACGCGCCAGTACAGCTGACAGTATAACCTGCATCTTTTATATATAACCCGGAAAACGCTGCATGAATCAACATATAAACTTAGTCTGCTGTAATTAAACTCTAAAAAACATTATGGCTTGTATATCCAAGATTTCTCTAAAAAATATTTTCTGTATCTTAACCTGCAACGCCGTGGGAATCCTTTTGTTTTTAAGCTGGTATCTGCCGGAAAACCACGGCTTCTGGTTCACTGTTGACAAAAACATATTTTATTTTTTCAACCACCTGGTAGCCGAAAGCAAGGCATTCCTTTATTTTGT